ACGCAAAGCAAATAGAAGCACAAATAGAAGCATGAACCCAGAGAGATTAACAGCAGACCAGCATGACAAGATCAATAAGTTATTCGATCAACTTGCTGTGTCGTTAAAGATCAAACCACAGGAAGCGTTATGGTCAGTGATGCTTGGGCAAAGTGTCGCGGCTATCAAATCGCTTGGAGTTGCAGAAGCAAATAGATCTATCACTGAGATGTTGGAGTCAGCATTCGAGGTGGCAGCAGATGAAACAGGAGATCCAAGTAGGAACTGATATGAGTAAATACAAAGCAATATTCCAAAGCAGTAACAAAGACTTCAAAACAAACTACTACCCAACCAAAGAGGAAGCCCAAGATGCACTGATGAAAAGGTGCGGGAACTTCCATTACCTTGGTGCAGTTGGCGGGGATGGCAAGTGGGATAACGAAAGTTATTGTAGTTCAGCTCCTCGCAATGGTGGGACGGTATCAATAGAAGAGAAAGAAGATAAGTAATTCCCTAACCTCCACGCCATTCCCTTGACTTGGCGAAAAATTATGTGACACTAAAACCGTGACTCACTGGTCTGTCACAGAAAAATTCTGGAAACGTGTTGATGATTACCCACCTGTGTTATGCAGGTTAATGGCCAAGCATCGCCCCGGCCCAGCCATGTCCACCAAGGAGATCTCAGATAAGTCAGGGCTATCAGAGTATGAAGTGCTTGCTATATCAGAGATGACTTCTTGGAAGGGTGTAAACCTTGAGACATTTAGAAGATTCACTGGTGCTTGCGGCGTAGACTTCCTTGATTCCACTTGTATGAAGTATGTCAGGGACTACCTACGCAAGCGGCCTATTCGTTTTAAGTATCTCAAGACTACGCCTGATTGGGATGACTACTATATTCCACTGATAAAGAAATGGAGACAGTGCTATGCAGTTAAGCGAGGAATATCAGAAGGAAATTGAGGAGAGATGTGCCAAGAGTAAGGCTATTCAATCTAACCTAAAGATCGTAGACCGTATCAATGGGAAGGTAGACAGACTGTTGGCTCAAATGGTTCAATGTAAATTAACAATAGCCATTACTAGAGAGAAGATAGTTAAGGATGTTACGGATAAAGCAACCGCTGACATGAGAAAAGAATTCATAAAGAAAGCAACTAAAGATAAGGAGATAGAACTATTCATACAATGAAAGCAAATGAAGCATTGAATAAAATGATGGAGTGGATGGAGGCAATAGGTAAATCAAACAAGACTGCCGAAAACACTTGGAGAGAGGTCGCTCACTTCTTGGAGGACAAGGAGCTATTAGATACGCATACTGAAAAAATAGATGAGTTCATCGTTAATGATTATATTAATAACGGTAAGAAGATTACTGCCGTTTCTACTCGTAGGTATAAGCTGTCGGCGTTAAAGACATTCTTTAATTACTGTGTAGCTAAGGGGTGGATGGTTGGCAATCCTGCCTCACTGGTAAAGGTTAACATTAGGAAGGTTCCGCATAAGAAGAGACAAGCACAGAAGAAGGAAGCATTCACACCTGCTGAGGTTAAGTATATCATTGCAAACACTGAGGGATTCTGGAGATCTGCTGTAATTATAGCGGTGGAAACAGGGCTACGCTTAGGTGACATCGTTCAGCTTGAATGGGATTGCTTTAGCCCAACTCATGTTGAGGTATGGACAGACAAGAAGGATAAGAAGGTTGCTTTAAAGATGAGTGCTAGATTGCGTAAGACAATAGGTAGTCTACCACAAGAGGATGAATCATATTTATTCCCAGAAGAAAGAAAGAAATACTTACTACCAGATGATGGTGGAACGGGGCGTAGGACATGGTTTCAACAGACGTTTAAAAGAATGCTGATTAGGTTTGGTATTGAGGATAAAACATTCCATTGCTTTAGGGTTACTCATGCTAGTCAGCGTAAGAAATCAGGAGAGGATATAGAAACGATAGCTAAAGATCTGGCTCACTCTAAATCATCTACTACTGTTAAGCATTATATTACTTGAGAAAGAATCAGTACAGTAAAGGGGAGCGAAAGGCTATTCACCTAGCACTAGAAGAAGCTGATGGTGATGTAACTAAAGCAGCCCTATTACTGGATATGCCAAAGGGTAATATCTATAAGCTGATATATAATGATGAAGAGTTTAACGCAAGGTGGAGCAAAGACCCTGTTGAACCCCCGACTAAACAAGAGGTAGTTCACAGACCTGACCCTTCTCTTAAGTTCACCGAGAAATTAAAGGAAGAGGAACGGGCGTTAACGCATGGTCTGGAGGCAGTAGGTATTGTAGGCAAAGCAAGGGAGGAGGCTATAGCAGCAGCCGCTTTTAGCAGTACACATCTTCAGGCCATGCGGCAAATTACAGCGGGAGGAATACTCAAAGACTTCACACAGTTGGGTGTTCTCATGGAGGAAATCAAAGGAGAAATAACTGCCGGTCAAGAAGAAGAAAGAGAACGCACCTTGTATGAGGCCCTGTTTAATACGGTTAAGTATCGTAATGAAATCAATAGGGACATTTTAAAGGGTGCATTAATTGACGCACAGATAAAAGCAAAGCAAGATGAGAAGGGCGGGAAGTCTTCCAGTAAACCAGGATTTACGCCAATGAATAATATCATCGTGCAAACAGATGCCACAAAAGTAGAAGTTAAAAATGCCAATAAGGGAACCACTAAGTGATGAAGAAGTGGAAGCCTTAGCTGCTGCTGCAACTACAAATACAACAGCAACAGAATCAACTTGGCATCCTGATCTCAACAAGACTCAACAAAGAATCTTTGACGATGGTTCCAGATTTATATTGGGCTATGGTGAGAAAGGATCAGGTAAAACAATTGGCTTTGCTCACAAGCTGATACGCCACGCCTTCGAGGAAGAGAATGCCTTGGTTATGATTATTGCCCCCAGTATCCGAACAGGTGCTGAAGGTATATGGCATGACCTTGATACTCTAGTACTGCCACAATGGGAGGAAGGTATAGGGCTTGAGTACACTGCTTCTAAGTTAGATCCCAATACGAAAGATAGACATAGATGGGTGAAGAATAGATTTGGAGGATGGAGTAAGATCCTTCTCATTTCTATTCCTTATGCTGCTGCTGTAGAAACTAGGATCAAAGGGCCAGCACCTAGTTGTGTCTATGTAGACGAGCTTACTCAATGTGATGGAGTGGAGTACTTTCGTTACCCTGCGGCACAGTTAGGAAGAAGGCGAGGGATCAGAGGGCCACAACAATTTCTTGCAAGCTGCAACCCTGAAGGGCCAAGCCATTGGGTTTACAAGCAGTTCTTTGAAGACATACTAGATGAGGACAATGGCAAGAGGGATAAGAGGTACAAGGTCTACCATGTCCCAATCAAGGAGAACACAAAGCGTTTACCAGAGGGGTACGTCGAGAACCTTGAGTCTATTCTTAAGGCAGATCCAGTTGAGTGGAGGCGATTAATCGAGGGTGAGTGGGTTGATCGGCCAAGTGGTGAAGCATTGTTCAGAGATTACTACGCACCTGAGCTACACAAGAAAGGGGATGAGATGAAGGGTAGTGGTCTAATGCCAAAGGTTGGGCATCCTATTATAATAGGCTATGACTTAGGTCAGGTATATTCTGCCGTCACTTTCCTTCAGATGATACCAACAAAGAGGGGGAACATCTGGACTGTCTTTGATGAGGTGGATTACCTAGGTGAAAGACATCTATATAAAAGATTGTGCCAACAAATACTTCAGCGAATGGATTACTGGAACACTAAGGTTAATAATGAATTCCACTATGAACATATCACTGACTCAAGTGCTATCAATCAATGGCATCCAGGTGGTGAGGGAAGCTATGATAGTTGGGACTTTGAACGATACAGTAATGGCAGGATAAGAATGATTGGATGCCCCAAAGGTCAGGGTTCTGTTGAAGCTAGGGTAAGATTACTTTCGGGTAAGTTATTTCAGGACGAGTTCTATGTCTCAGCCCTGTGCCCTAACACAACTGATATGTTAATGAAGCTAGAAGCTGACAAGAAAGATCCAACAAAACCTAAGAGAAGTAGGTATATCCATAAGTTTGATAGTGTTACCTACCCGATATTTAAGTTGGAGTTGAACGGGCAAGCTCATGCACCAAGGGCAAAAGACATTAGAGCTAACCTAATTCATTGCGGATTATCTTGATTGTGACACTAAAATTGGTTATCACACAAAGAACATGGCAAATTTAAATGATAAGGTTGTATTGGATTTGACCGATGATACCGAACTTGCTGGGTACTTGGCCGCTAAAGATGTTGGAGAAGAGTGCAAGATGACTGTGACAGGGGTACTTGATGATAGAACTGACGATCAAGCAGTGTTCTCTGTTAAGGAAGTATCTATTCATAGCAAGTCTGAACCTGATACACCTGATGAAGATGCCGCACCAGTGCTTGCTGTTATGATGGGAAACAGTGCGGCTAATAAAGCCAAGGCTGAATCCTATTGACCGCAAGCGTATTTCTACTTGGACAACTGCATGGAAAAGCTGGAGTTAAAGAAGGCTGGGACAGACGCAGAGTTAAACACTGTGCTAAATTTCTTAATGTCACCGTCGAAGAACTTGCAGCTCGCAGTTGTATTCCATATGGGAAGCTAAAGAAATGGATGCAAACAAACAAAGTCCCACCGTATATAGCTTTGTTGTTTTATCTACAAGAACAGGCAGAACTAGAGGCAAGATATGATTGATTTCGATATACTCAAAGACCACGGGACTACCAATGAAAGATTAAGGGAAGTCCTATCAGCTAAACTGCCAGCCAAAAAGGTGCTGGATAAGATGGAAAAGAGTGAGGTGAAAGCCTTGCAGAAAGACATCGACAAGAGAGAAGAGATGGAGAAGCTGGTAGCCAGTAGAATAACTGAGGCAATTACTTTCTCCCTACGAAACCACCACCTATACAGTTCTGTTGATCTAGCTTGGGATAGTACTCCACTAAACAGTAGGGTTATCCCTTTGGTTATGTATGCTCAGAAGCGAATCAACGTGTCGAGCTGCGTTAAGGAACTAGATAAGCTAAAGGTTTCAGACAAGTACGTTAAGCGAGGATCAGCAGGGCAACCAGATGAAATAGATTTACCTAAGTTCTTTGAGGTTAACATTAACTTAGTTCGTAGTTTTGTAACTAGAAGGCTGGCTGCACAGGTAAACAAATACAATAACCTATACCCTTTCTTTAAGTATGAACCTAGAACTACAGGGGTAACAGGTAAGGTTAGGGCTGATGTTCTATCTCAAAGGGTAGAGATCATGTCAGACCAGTATGATTACAGACACTTTCAAACGCAGGTGGTCAGGGATATGTTCCTATATGGTCACAGCGTAGCATTTCCTAGAGCTGCTTGGGAACGGGAAGTTCAATGGGAGAAGGCAAATCCAGAATACGACGACAATCGTGCCAAAACTAAGGTCACAAAGGAAGGGATCAGTTGGATCAACCCCCATCCTAGTAGAGTCTTTTGGGATAATGCCTATCCTTTGACATCCCTAAACTCAGATACAGGCTCGGAATATGTAGGGTTCTGGGATGTGGTTAGGTACAGGGATGTGATGAGCAACCCAATGTATTTCAACCGCGACTCAGTAGGTTATACTACAGCGTCAGTAGGTTTGTTTACTCAGTACTCAACTTACTTTAACCACTACTACACACAGATAGTACCACCTCGAACAGAGGATGATCTTACTAGCTGGAACGATCGGAAGAACAGCATGGGGATGTACTCAGGAGAAATGGGTGACACCTCCGTGTTTGTTACCGATTACTTTATGAAGTTAGTACCTAACCAGTGGGGCATTGGGGATTATCCTCACCCTGTTTGGGTACACATGAGAGTTGCAGGAGATTCTACAATTATATTTGCAGAGTTCCTTCCTTCATCACCTGCTGCTGTATTCTCTTACAATGAGAACGATACCAGATTAAGAAACCTTAGTGTGGCTCACGAACTAATGAGCTACCAAGATCAGTTAACTAATCTATTCTCACAATTACTAGAGACTACGAAGGCTGATCTATTCAATGTCGGTGTTCTTAATACGGATATATTCCCAGACACAGAAGAAGGATTAAAACTAAGGCAAGAGTTTCAGAAGACTATGAGTGGTGAGAATTACTATGCCACTACCCATGTACTCGAAGCATCATTCCAGAAACTTGCTAACCTTGGAATAGACACAAACCCAGATAACGTATTCAAGATAATCAGAAGCCAACCTAACTCACAGTTAACTAATATATTTAGATCCATAGCTGAGTTGATCTCTATATCTGAAAGACTGATGGCATTGAGTCCACAAGAACAAGGGCAACCATCACCTAGGGAAACCAGTGCAACTGAGGTCTTAACAATCAGCAACACAACTGAATCTGTTTATACATTTATTAGTGAAGCTGTTGATGAAGGACGAGCTGCAATGAAGAGGGTAATCTATGAATCAATAGTAGCAATGGGAAGCAACACTATCCACCTACCTGTTAAGAATAGATATATCCCAGCAGTAATACAGAAGGCTGGCTTCGATATAGATACAGATGATGCCGAGATGATGGACCCTGATCTTGAGCGTAGGTACACTATCATTGGTAGTAAACGTGCGTTATGTCATGATTATATTTTCACAAGTAGAGATGGTTCAGAGAGAGCATCCAATCTTCAGCAAGCCCAAGCTTTAATACAAGTGTTCCAGATTGTTAGCCAATCTCCAGTAGTTTTAGAAGCATTGGGTAAGGATAAATACTTTGAACTTGTTAATGAAATTGCCCGTAAGTCTGGCACTGATCTCAAGCTAGAGATAGGAACAGGTCAGGATAATAGTTTAACTGGGCCAAACCAACAGATGCAGCAAGTAATGGAGCAAATGGCTGGCATTGTTGAGCAGAATGCAATTGATATTAACTCAATCAAGGAAGCACTTGGTGGAGGAGGGCAAGAAGCAGACCCTCAAAGCGGAACTATGCTTGAGAGACAAGCCGCACAAGAACAAGCAGCAGCCCAAGCATTAGCAGCCGAGATACAACCACAACAGCAACAAGAACCTATAGTTTAATGGCTGAGTACAGGGGTAAAAAGGTTAAGCTAGGTAAGCCGAGGAAGATTTCAGGTGTCACCCCGAAAGGAAAGAAATACACAGTCTATGTTAAGGATAAGTCAGGCAAGGTTAGGATCGTACACTTTGGAGCGGTTGGTTATTCAGATTACTTGAAGCATAAGAACAAGAAACGCAGAGCAAACTTCAAGGCTAGGCATAACTGCTCAACGGCTAAGGACCGTACTACACCTCGATACTGGGCGTGTAACTATAATTGGTAATTTATGGCAGAGACAGAAACACTAGAGCAGGAACAGGTAGAAACACAGGCAGAAGAAACACCTCAAGTAGAAGATCAAGGAGCTGATGACGGTTTCCTAGATGTTCTTTACACAGATCTAGGTGTAGACATTGAGCCACCACCTGTTGAAGAAGCTGAACCAGAACCAGAAGCAGAGCCAGAAGAGGTGCAAGCTGAGGTAACAGCAGAGGATTCCGAACCTGAACCCGAACCTGAAAAGGAAGAAGCTAAACCTAAGAAGAAGTTTTCCGTTAAGCAGGAGTTATCTAAGGATGACATAAGGCAAACGATTAAGGATGAGATCGCAAGACATAAACCATCCTTACCTGAGCAACCAGTTCAGCAACCGATTCAAGATCTAGAGGTAGAAGAAGATGACCTTGATGATTACCTACCAGAACAACGTGATGAGATTGAACTAGCTAGGTATGCAGAGCAGGTCGACCCTAAGAAATACAAGGGTATGGCTAACGATCTACAACAATTCTACACAGATCTAGATGAGTATGTAGATAATAACGATGATCCAGACAGGACTTTTGACGAGAATGATGAGGAGTTTATTAAGTGGATACAAAGGAACAAGCCATCACTGAGTAATGCGGAGCAACGCAAGCTCGAACGCCAGATGATTAAAGACCAAGCTATTAGTGAGGCGAAGTCTGAGTTTGAGAAGAAGCAGAGTGAACTTGAGGATAAGATTAGAAAGGTTGAGGACAGGCCCAAGGCTGAAAAAGAATTCAATAAGTACGAATCATTGTTAGATGGTGACAAACCAGAAGAAGACGGACTAGCTGAATCTATCTACAATCAAGAGATGGACACAGCAAAGAAGGTTGGAAAGGAATATCTAGATTTATTCTATGGTCTGAAAACATTTGAACAGGAAGACCCCCTTCATTCTTGGATAATTGATTTTGTTACTCAGCAATCAGATGCTTTCCAGAAACATGGAGGCGAACATTTAACAAGAGATAATAAAGCATTCGTCCCTCCATCAGAGTACGCTAATGCAGATCCTAATAAGCACTGGACATTTACAAGCAGTGACGTAATGGAAATAATGGGTAACTACTTCTCTACCAGAGCTAAAGACAGTGTAAAAATTGAGGAGGAACGCCTTAATAAACTAGGGTTCACACGGCAAACTAAAAATAAATCGCAGACCAAAGCGAAAAAGGAAGAGGTCAAGCCAACTCGAACACCTAAAGCTACCAATAGTCCAAGCCCCGGAGCTGCCCCTAATTCAGATGGTGTTGAGGAACAAGAGTCTCCCGGCCAAGATATACTAAACAGATTGGGTATAGATTTCTAAAGTCGTCAACCTGAACGATTAAATTCTTCACCTCGAAAACTAATTTATTTTAGTGTATTTTACTGTATTTCTTTGAGATTTAAAATTTAGTTATATCTTTGTCCTTTTAGGAGTACTGATATGGCTACTAATACACTACAAAGTACGGCACAAGATAATGCCAACGTATACAACTGTTCCCCTCGGCATATACTTGTCGACGAGAGTAAAGGATGTACGTTAACAAGGGCGCACATAACCGCCTTCAAACGCAGCGACTTCGAGGCTCAAGCAGCTAAGGAAGTCGGGATGGACAGGATAATCGCACAGACCGCCGAGGCTCGCCTTGCTGGTATGCACGAAAAATCCCTGTATGACTTGTTACTTTCAAAGCACGTTGCCCTAGGTGAGAAATCTGGTGGTGGTTCGCAGTCTGTGATTGCACCATTTACTTTGGTTCCACGCCGCAACACTTTGAACTTTAACTATTTCCAACTTGAAGCAAGTGATAGGGCAGTTTCTAGTGGAGCATTAACAGGATTTACTTCTGTAGCTGATATTAAACCCGGTATTGCTCATGCAACCTACGGCTGGATACCTTCTTCAGCTTTTGTTATTACAGTTAATGGTGGGTCGGATGGATCACAGTCTAGTGACGCTACTGTTTCTGCTAATGCATTAACTCACACTAAGTTTAATAAGAATCAGGTTCAAGACCTTGCCAAGTATTTCCATCCAGGTGCATACCTTACGGTTATGACGAATGGACGGCAATTAGGTGGTGGTAACGATACAAATACTACTGCTGCTGGTGCTGATATAGCTTATGTTCAGTACAAAGTTTATGCTGCTGAAGATGGAACAGCTAGTGGTACTGGTAGCGGAAACACAGAGAAGGCTCGACTTGTTGTAGCCCCATCTAAGTACGCTTCATCATCAGCTAGTGATCCTATTGAAACGTCATCCTCTGGTGATTGGGCACAAGCTACAGCTACAAATAAGGCTGATGCTGGATATAATATCGCTAAAGGTACTGGCATGATTATGGGTAACTCTGTTTCTGATTACGAGAAATGGTGTCACCAAGGGCCGGCCGTCAATGATCTAACATTGGTTGAATACTGGCAGCAAACACAACGCTGGACTCACCAGTATAACGATGAATACTTAAAGGCTCTGCAAGCACCGCTTACATCTGAGTACTTCAAGAAGTTCCGTCAGTTGCCACTCGCTCAACAGCGTAAACAACAAGAGGCTTACCAACAGAACGCCTTTATGAACACTGTGTTCTACGGTGATAGAATCAATGACAATCAGAAGGTTGAAACTTACACAAGTCTACCAACTGTTGTTGATCCTAATAATGATGCTGGTTGTTCTACCGCTCCAACTATTGAGTACAAGTCCAACACGCTTGGTATTCGTACACAGTTAGCTGAGTGTTCACGCACTTGGGATAACCAAGGAAATGCATTGAACCTAGATGTTCTGTTTGAGACTTGCTACATGATTAAGCGGGAACGCGAAAACTCAGGTGGTACTGTTGACACAATCGACGCGATGACTGACCGCTTTACTGCTGCCAAGATCCGCGACTTGATGACCAAGTACTATAAGTCCAAGTATTCTGCTGACTTAACGCTGTTCATGCAGCCGAAGCAACAGATCACATTCAACGGACAAGTTGTATTTGAGTACAATAAGTATGACTTACCAGATCAAGGTGTCAGCTTGGCTGTGTTCACTGATACATTCTTCGATGATAAGATCGGTGCCTCACTAGGCTTGAATGATGGTGTTAGCACTAACAAGAACCAAGCCCGTCAACTCTGGTTGATTGATTGGTCTGATATTGCGATCAACGTCCTCAAAACTGCGAGCGTCAAGCGTCAGACTAACACTGCTGATGATATATATAACTGTGTCATCCAGCCAAATGTCTCCCACTATCAGTTGAATAGTAAGACATTCGAGGTTCGTGTAGGTAATACCAACCGCCACGCAATAGTCGAAAACTTCAGCGATGCATCACCTAGTGTGACTGTCTCTGGAGCTGATGTGACTGTATCTTAATTGTTAACACTTAGGGTGGGGGTCTTAATGGCCCCTGCCTTTTTTATAAAATATTATGGCACAAATACAATCACACAACACATTCACTGAAGTTAAGGATCACATCCAAAAGGGTAGGATATTATCTAAAGGTAAGGATCTAACTATTGATGCTAATGGAGCTATTACAGTCACAGATTCATATCACTTAGTTAATGTGGCTTCTGGAGATACTGACGACTTAAAAAGAATTAACGGAGGTAAACAGGCTGGGCAACTTCTTGTCCTTCAATCCGCTGTTGACGGTAATGCAGTCGTTGTAAAAAAGTATGCTTCAGGCACAGATAATATACGAATGACAAGTTCAGTTATTACTGTTGAAGAAGCGACAGACACGATAACACTTATGTATAACGGTACAGATTGGAACCTTATTACATCTAGCGTTAGCGGAACACCGAGTTAATTTTGCTCCATACCTGTTCTGTCTCTGCTACTGGGGTCGGGGTGTCAAAGCCCTGGCCCCTTTTTCTTTGACTTTGTGTGACACTAAATTTAGTTTTTCTATTAATGGCTACGAAATTCTATAGCGGAAATGCTAGTTCAGGTAAGGTAATGGACGGTTATGTTTTCACCTTTGAAGCAGTAGATATTACCTCTGGCAGTTGGTACGGAGTATACAAAACAGATGACACATCTGAGCAAGCCGCACTTGATAAGCTAGTAAGCAAAGGTCAGGTAAGTTCTCTTACTAAGCAACAGTATGACGATTGCACTAAAAAAAAATTAGAGAGGCAGAGCTTATCACCTCAATTGAAAGGCGTGTCAGAACAGCAGGTTGTGGATCGTGCGGAGGATCAAACTCCCAAGCAGTCAATCGAAGATGAGGATGATGTACTTGAGGTAAAACAAGTTGCTAAACCTAAATCTAGAAAATCAAAGAAGAAGTGAATCTCATGCAGAGAGAGAAGCTAAAAGTAAGTTCTGGAGGGAACATGGGTTAGATATACTACAAAGAAACAACCCAACTTACAGCGAATGCAAGGCAGCAGCCATTGGCAATCAACGTAATTACCCAGAGTTAGCAGAGGACTTAATGGTAAAGGCAAGAAAGTGGAAGAAATCTAAGACATAATGGCTAAGAAACTATACGCATCAGGCAGATCAAGACAACGTGCAGAACGGGCGAAGAGAACTCAGGCTCGTAATGTGGTTACAATGAATAAATCTGCTAAGGAAACTGCTAGGAAAACTGCCGCTCGAAGCCCCGATGCTCCAAAAGGAACCAGAATAAAAACATCACAAGGAGTACCTAAATCCAGCTCAGGCTTGGCAGGTAAACCTAAACGCAGCTACCCAAAGGATGTAACAAAGAGAGATTCTCCTAGCCCTAAGAGGAAGTATCCAACACGACAGGATGGTGAGAGAAAGAATGTTGCTAGTGCTAAATCAAAAAAAGTTACTAAACAAGTTAGAGCTTCTGTTAGTAGCGGTAAGTCTAGGTTTGGAACAGGGACAGTTAAACCTGGATATGAAGAGATTCACCCAATGTTAACTAGGCTAGGCGTTACTAGAAAGAAAAAGTAATGGCGAACTTATTTAAAGCAGCGTCAGAAATTTACGGAGCTACTACTAACCCTTGGGCTTGGGCTTACGGGAAAGTAGCGGACCGCACAAAGCTACCACAACTAGGTGATCTGCCTGTAGTTGGTCCAGTGTCTAAAGTACCATCTAAAGTTACGGAAGAATTAATATCAAAGCCTTTAGTTGGTTTGGTTAATAAAGCCTTCGGGCCAAAGAGTAGGCCAAGTAAGCCAAGAAAACCACGGAAGCCAATGCCTTTCGGGAAGAGAAGGAAGGCTAATATGAATTCTAGTTTAATAAAGCAAAGGCAAGCAGCAATGAGGAAGCGTAGGCAGCAAGCGAAGAACGCAGCTTTAAGATTAAGATGACTTGGTTACAATTTAAAACAGCAGTTAAAGAACTTATTACCGTTGATGGTACTAGGCAGGGCATTACTTCGTATGTAGATCGGATGATCAAGCTAGGTGTTATCGAGGTGCTATCTCATGTTGAGCATTACACTAAAGGTAACATCACCAAGTATAACCTAGCTGGCCCTGATGGTTTTCAACCTTTAACTACAGAAGGAAACTCAAGTCTGGGACAATTACCATCAGAGGCTAGGCCACAAGAAGCGTACAGAATTTTTTATACAACAGCAGAGGTAGCCGCAACTCCTTCCACTGATAATGAAGGGTGCAATCGTACACCTGTTGTTAATTATCCTTACTCAAATAGAAATGATTTAATATGTGCCCACCCTTTAATAAGCAACGGGGCATCTGTTATAGCCATAGGTAAGTCAGGAGATTTCTACATATATCCACAGCTAGATAGAAACGAAGTACTTCAGATTCATTGGGATGGCTTCACAGCAGATCACGCTGACTCAGATACAGTTCCTTATGATGATCCAATGGCTGAATGTGTAGGAGAATATGTAAAAGCTAAGGTAACTAGAGAAGTGGATAAGGATTTAAAATTGTTTCAGTCTTACTATGGAACATTTCAAAAGAAGAGGCAGGAACTTTACATCAATAGCTTTGGGAGACAGGCAATAAGAACCAACCCTCCAGCTGGGTCTACAAGTTTAGCCTGTGCTACCTCGTAAATTACAATGAGTTTAATTAATACCACAGATACGGATAGTGGAAGTCCAAACGTGCCTGATGCTGCAAAGACAGCGGCATGGAAAGATTATATTTGGATAAGAAGGTTGGGAACTTCTGGTGAAGCTAAGTTTTATATCTGGAACGAAGATGCTTCAAGTGATGGGACATATCTTAAATGGCAGGAGAAAAGTGATGTAGCTTTAGATGATATAGCCATAGACAGTTCCAAGATTGTTGTAGGTAATGCCAGTAATAAAGGTGCGGCTGTCGCAATGAGTGGCAATGCTACCATAACTAATGCAGGTGTTGTTACCGTAGGAAGTGTAGCGAATAATGCTATTACAAATGCTATGGTTAATACTTCTGCTGCTATTGCTTACAGTAAACTTAATCTTACAGGAGCAATTCTTAACGCTGATCTGGCAGGGAGTATTACCGCAGCTAAATTAGCAGGAAGTATTCCATACAGTAAGTTGTCCATAGCTGATGATGAAATTCCTTTTGCTAAGATAAATGGGTTAAATATTAATAATGCAAACATGGCAGATATGGCGGCAAACACCGTCAAAGTTCGTGATGCTGACTCATCTGGTGCCCCTAGTGATAAAGCTGTAGGTAATACACAGATATTAATTGGGGATGGCACAGGATTTACCGCTGCATCTCTATCTGGTGATGTCACAATGGCAAACACTGGTGCTGTTACAATAGGTTCAAGTGCAGTTCATGGCTCAATGCTTAATGTTGATGTTGGTGATGCGAGTTCCATAGAATTAAGCAGTAACACACTTTCAATTAAATCTGCTGGCGTAGAAGTTTCTCACATTAAAGGACACTCATCAGCAGGAGTACTAGGGTATGGGTCTAGTGGTGCAGCAGCAGCTATAACAGCAGACTCTAGTTCATCAGGTAAAGTTCTTAAGTCTAACGGAAACAACGCCGCTCCTACATTCCAGAGTGAGACAAGTTCTGTTCCTATGGTGGAAATAGATCACGCAAATCATTACAGTTCTCACTGGGTTGTTCCAGCAGGAGTTACGAAGATAAAAGTGTGCCTTCAAGGTGCAGGTGCAGGAGGTGGGGTTATCTTATCAAATAATGGTCATGGTGGTGGCGGTGGCGGTGGTGGTGCTTATGTAGAGTCTGAGTTTAATGTTTCAGCAGGGCAAGTCTTCATGCTTAAAGTAGGAGAGGGTTCAGTGTCAGCCCATCCTGGAAGTGGAAATAATTTTTCATCTGGTGGTGCTACTGAATTTATCAAGCTCACTGGAACAAGTGGAGGAAGTTTAACTACTGAAACTAAAGCTACAGCTCCTGGAGGGGTTGGTGCTTCTGAGTCAAGTTCTGGTAATGGTTATCATTCAATTGGTGGGGCAGGTGGGACAGCTCCAGCATTAACCTCTCCGTACAACGCAAGTGGTCAATACAATTATACTAAAAGAGTCAACGGCCAAAATGGTGGGGCACAAGACACTGCTTTCTATGGTCAAAATCCTGGATCAGTTTCAGGTAATGGGGGTTTCGGAGGGGCATCTTATAAAGGGCAAGGCCCGTTAGGAGGGGTAGTAGAAATCGAACAACCAGATTCTACTGATACTATAACTGTTCAAGATGGAGTCAAACAAGACCATCGAGAGAAAAATATTTTAAGAGGTTCTGGTAGTGGTTTTGGAGGTGCTGGTGTCTCAATTTCAGGTAGTAATCGGCACAGCAATCGAAGAGGCGGTGATGGATGGGGTGCAATCTACAACATTAGCTAGTGGCAAGATACAAACACATAACGGCAAAGCCAACTGATGGAGGGCAATTATTTACTGCATTGTCCCATGAATTTGCTGGCCCTGCTAACTATGTTCAGAAGCTCGATTGGCGTAGGGACTTGGATCAAGAGGTAAGGCGAGAAGGGTACGATTACTTTAGTCCATCAGGATTAAGTGACGTAACTGGTAACGCTGTTCCTACTAGCAGTGAAATTAATTTAGTACACATGGTACGCCGCCCTAATGGAGAGGTGGCAATCATTGTTGGAACAAAGACACACCTTTACAGATACCAAAAGAGCGATGATGTAACCTATGTATCAGGCGATTATGTCACCCATGAATGCTCAGTAAGTTCTCATAGTACTCAGTCAGCTTGTGTTGGTGCTGGTGCTAACTGGAATGCAATAGATTACTTTGATAATACACCTGATAACTGGATAACTATAGGAAGCGGATTCAGTTCAAGTGGTAACAGGTGGCAAGCAGTTAATTTAAATGGGTACACTATTCTTAATAATGGTGTTGACCTACCTGTTTCATATCGAGTTGAACACCTGGAAGTTACTCCTTTGTACGAACTTAGAGAGAACGGGGTCGCTAGTGTAGGATCAATCACTGCTTATAATGGCATCCTAATGCTTGCTGATATAGATCAAATTGATGATTTAAAAACATGGATGTCAGGTGGATCTGCTTACGGAGTGGTTACTGCAAACACAACTAAGTTTAATAACAGACTTATTTGGTCGCAGATTAGGGAGCCTTTAAAGTTTTCTGCATCAACAGCAGGAAGTATTTCAAGCGGAGAGCAGACGTTAACACTAAGCTACCCAGCAAAGTCGTATCAAGTAGGAGATCAGATTACTATTGTTGGTGCTGGAACTAATGGAGGAAACTTATCAGCTAACATTGCAGGGGTAACAAACAATCAAACAATATTCCTAGATGCTGAAGCTTCAACCACAGTAAGCGATGCCTCTGTAGTACAAACAAGTGAGATCGGTAGTATTATAGGCTTTGAAGACTTAATGGGTGATGGATCTGGGATTGTTCACATGGCTCCGCTTCAGAATAATTTGGTAGTCTACAAGGACACATCAATTTTCATTGGTCAATACACAGGCAACACTAACATTCCGTTTAAGTTTAGGGTAATAACAATACCTAGTACTCAAGCCCTGTATTACAAGCACACTTTAATCTCTGTAAAGAACACTCATATCTATGCAGGTCGTGACAGTTTTTATTCATTCGACCTTACAAGTAGAGGGCCAAAAGAGATAAGTGCTTTGGCTAGTGTTAAAGATATTTTTTATAAACAAAATGAGATTGCAGCAACGAACTCTGTGTTTGCCGCTGACAATGTTCTTACCAATGAGGTTTGGTTTTGTTTCACATCACTAACAGATGACTCAGCTATATGTTATGATTATAGAAACGGAACAGCATCAACTACATCAGGGATGTTTAGTGCGGCGGCAAGTATTAAAAAGCCACCATTAACTAATGAAGATTGGTTTGTAATGGGAACAGCAGGAGGAACTTTATTTAGATACGGTCTAGCAAACGAAACTGTTTCTGAGTGGAGCAATAAGAAAGCTATCTATTACAGAAGAACTAACTCTTATTCCACTACACAAGTAGCTTACCCAAGTACAATCAAGGGAGGGCTTGCTAACTTTGGTGATGCTTATAATGAAAAAGATTTCAGAGGTTACTTACTTCAATTAGCCAGCCAACAAGAAGAGAACGCTATAATAACAATTAAGATCTATGGATATGCAAACCCTTACAGCACTCCGACTACATTAGTTAATGGGTTTCAGATAACAACTCCAGCCACACGAAATTTAGTACCTTGTTTTTTTAGAAGTCACTTGTTTCAAGATGAGGTAACAGCAACAGAATATAAAAACGCAAGACTAGCTGCTCGAACTTTCGATGTTAGCATGGTCAAAAGTACAAGTGAAATAAGACAACCAAGTTTAAGCTAATGCCAAGTTCAATTACTCTAGTTAAAAGATTAGTCAAAGGTTCCGCTCTCACGGCTACCGAGATGGACGCCAACCTCACCAACCTAGCAACAGGTATCACGGGTGATTACACAAAGTTTCTAGTAGCCCACGATGCAGATGGTGATATTAAAACCGCTGAAGGAACAGTTAACGGAAGTGCTTTAACAGCGGGAACAGTTGGTTTCGATAAGTTATCTGCTTTGTTCTATGCTGTAGACAGTGCAACAGATGTTAATACTCTTGCTGTATCTGTAAGTGAATTAAGCACAGCTCCAGCAGTAGGTAGTGTATTCTATGTAAAGGCTAATGGAACAAACACGGGTTCTGTTACTATGGATGTGACTACAGGCAGTGTTACAACTTCTGGAACCATTAAAAAGAATTCCACATCAAATCTAGTAACTGGCGATATACAGAATAACCAGATCATTTCAGTTGTTTACGCAGGTAGCGGTGTCTTTCATTTGTTAAGTAATATATCTACCGCTGATCCTGGTATTTTTAAAATTGCTACTGTTGAATCTGATTCATCAACTCATACTTCTAATACAGACACCGCTCAAATTGGTTCTTATTCTTTGGCTAGTAATTCATATTCAAAGATCATAATTAAGGCCACAGCAAGGATCATTGCAGGGTATGGTGTAGATCTAAAAGCACAATTCTTTAAGGGAACAGTCAGTGTTGCTCCTTCATACGACATTATGCAAATGCAAGTCCCGCCTAGTAATACCTACGGAGGGGGAGCGGCAACTGCTACAACAGATATTAAGTATGCACCTTGGCAAACATTTGTTGCTGAGTTTGGCGGCAAGAATCCTGAAACAGAAACAATTTACTTTTATAAAACAGGAGCCAGTGCTGATTACAAAGCTGAACTGGATTACTTAGAAGTTTACGGAGTTATTTAAAATGGCTTTTTGGATACCACTAATTACTAAAGGGCTTCAGATGTATGGTGCATCTCAAGCGGGGAAATCTGCTGCTAACGCAAACACCGTGGCTCAAGCACAGGCAGCACAAAATCAGCAAGCGGCATTCTATCAGAATATGCTTCAGAGTTTAATGGCTGCTGGGAATGCTGGGTTTGCTAACTTTGCAACATATTTAAGCGAAGGAGAATATAAACCGGGACAACTTAATTCTATGAGTGATGAGGCACTGCTTCGTATCGCTGATAAATATGGAGTTAGCCCTACTTACAGAACTGAATATGATTCTGTCGTTAAAAAACGAGGAGGAATATCAGGCTTCTTTGGTGGAACTAAAGTCAGAAGGAAAGCCAAGCAAGTTCTCAACAGGGAAGAGTTAATCGCTCAACTAGAACCTGAAGCTGTTAAACCTTTCGAGGAGAGAATGGGTAGGGACGCAATCGCGGCTTATGATGCATTCGGAACTCCAGAAGAGATGCAAGCAAGAGCTGAAGCGATCAAGCAAGAGTACGCTCCAACAGTTCAAGCAGGTGGTCAGGTAGTAAAGGATTTGTTTAGCGGCCAGATGCTACAGGATCAGTTAGCCGATCTAAAGCCAGTAGAACAAGCTGAGTTAGATCAGTTAGCTGGAGTGCAAGACGCATTTGAAACTGAGAAAGCTAATCAGCTCAACATGATGAGAGCTTCTAACCTAGCTAATTATGGTGCTGCAAATACAGGGCTAGGCCAAAGAAGGTTAGGTGCCCAGATGGGTCTTGCTGCTGCTGAGAGAATGGCAAACAAAAGAGGGGCTTTAAATGTAGGGCAAGAATCAAGAAGGCTAGGGTTAAAGGATGCTGTAAGAAATATCCAATTACAAAACCCATCACTTGGCACTCAAACTGCACAGATGGCATCTAATTTTTCAGTGTTCCCTCAAGCTCAAGTTGGTCAACAACAGTTAATGAGATCAGGCATACTATCGCCACATAAAATTAGAGGGTATCAAGGACCAATGGTTACACCTTTAACAAATATTAAACCTGACACTTCAGCCGCAGGGCAAGGAGGGTTAACGGCTAACTTGTTCAAGGGTGCATATAAGCAGACAGGTGGTATGGAGGATATAATGGGTGGAGTGGAACAAGGTTGGGATAAAATATTTGGATAAATGGCTTTTAAAAAAGGACACATGGCATGGTTGGGTGAGCTTGCTGCAAGAAGAAAATCCCAAAGAGGTGAGGATAATATCTCTTACAATCCTGAGCTTGCTGCATTAGCTGAAGGGCCAGAAGTATTTGAGGCAGGGTATGTAGATCCGAGAGCAAAGAATTACGAAGCTAAATTACCTACTCCTCCAGTATCGGCCGCTCCCGCTGTTGTCGCTCCTATTGTAGCTGCACAAGACTTTGCAAAAAACTATCAAACTAATTTAGAAAGCGATCCTGAATATCAGAAGCTACAAGAGATTAATGAAATAGATTCTTTGATTGAACAAGGGCTTGGTAAATCCCAAGAGATTTTTAATAAGAGAACTGGAGAAGGGCCGCTTCCATCTGAAGAAGTTCCTCCTGTGCCTATGCCAATAGTTGGAGAAGTTTCACCTGCTAATGATCTTGAGGCTTATATAAATAATAATAACAAACAGAAAGCATCTCAGCTAACTGATGTTCTTAAAGAGATGAACAAAACTGTAAAGATGATGATGCCTCAGTTTGATCCTAAAGGTGATAAATATAATTATAAAGATGCCAAGGAAAAAGGTGGAAGGTTAGGAGATATTGGTTATCAAATGTACTCATCTCCAGACGATCACTGGTATAGCAGAATACCTTCAACTGGACAGATCTTAAAAGGAACTGGACATAAATCTTGGCCCCAGACTGTAGCAGGAGAAACCGCTGCTGGAAATGTAATCACAGAAGGCGAGGACGGCATGATGTATTCAAACCCACCTGTCACTCCTGTTTCTAGTTATGAGAATTTAATTTTAAACAACAATGAGTTGGCAAATATTGGAGCTATGACTCTTGATAATATCCCAACAGATAGAATGCTTCTTCCAGCTAGGTTTGAAACAGCAGAACAAGCAGCCGCAGAGTTTGATAGATTAGATTCCGTTAATGAACCATACCCACCTGTAGTTTACATTGCTAATACAGGTCAGTATTTAGATATAACAACTAACCCAGACTTAGCTCCGTATGTTATGGGGCCAGAAGCATTGAAACTTTATAACGCTAATCTATTACCTAAATTAAAAGAGATTAATCTTAGAAATAAGAAAGCAAGAGTTAACAACGAATTACAACAAGTTAATAAGGAACTTAAATAATGGCTACTAACGATCCGTACAGTATTATGATGGGGTTAGGCACTATGGGCGATGACCATGATGATGACCTACGCAAACGAAGACTAGACGAAGAGTACAAGATTCGAGCTGAAGATAGAGCTGAACAAAGAGGAATTGCTAAAGAGTGGAGAGATGAAGATAGAGAGCAGCGAAGGTTAGATCATGTAAATAACCTGAACTTTGATTTTCAAAAAAGGGTTAGCAAGTATAACGATCAGATAGCTACTAAAACTGAGGCTGCACAATTAGGGATACCATTTAAAGGTGTAGATCCTTTCACTCTTAAAGCTCAGATAGCTAACTTTAAAGCCAATCAACAACCTGCTGATCTACTTATACTTGATAAGAAGTACATAGACAGATTGGATAAGGACGCAATGCAGACTGAAGACGATGCTCTGTTTGCCTCACAGATAAAATCCATGTCTCCAGAGGACTTACAAAGTTTACCTAGGAATGAAGCCTTAGCAATTGTAACTAGAATAAAACCTTTTATTGATAAAGAGAAAGCTAAAGACGCAGAAGTATTGGTTCGTAACAACCCAAACTATAAAGCGTTTGTTGATAGATACAATAAAGGCGAAGCTAACATGATGGGGTATGTTCAAAAACTTCTAGTGCCTAGTCTTCTTCAACAAGGAACCAAGGGTGCTGATGTTAGTCATGCTGCGGCTTATGCAGTTCTAAAAGAAAATCCAGAATTCAATGAGATATTAAACAAGAAGCAGCAACAAGCTTTCATGTTGAATCCTACTCAATTCCTTGGGCAGTACGGAGATCCTAATAATGACGGAGGTATGTATGGCGTAGGAGCTAGGAACATGGAGAAAGGAGATCATAGTAAACTTTTCATGATGTGGGTTAATGCAAGAATACAAGCAAAGGGATTACTAGAGGGTGATAACCTTGAATTTAATATTGCAGACTCAAGCGGGAAACTAAGGGCAGCTCAAGGTGAAGATAAGTCAGCAGCTATTAAGTTCTTAAAAGAAGAGAATGCTCAGAAAGATTTTAATAATGCTAGAGAACAGTTCTTAAGGTTTGCCCCTGAACTAATGAGGCAACAATCTGATTTACTTAAATCTATACCTGATAGTTACAAGCCGTATATCTTTAGGGATATTGTTACTCAGGCTCAGGAGATGCAAAATGCAACACCTCAAGGTACAACACAAGGTACACCAGCAACACCTCCAACATCAAAACGTCCATCTCTTCCGGGGCAAAGGCCAGCAGCATTAGGTGTCGATCAATCAACCGCTCCTACTTCACCCGCTCCTAAACCTAGAGCGACTGCACCACTTCCTTCTGATGTAAATATAACAGGTGAAGCAGGAAAGCTAATGAACGCTCCACAAGGGCAGAAGTCTCCAGTTGAAATCGCAGAAGATGTTTTAGGAAATCAAGGTTTCTTTAACAGTCTTGCAACTGAAGGGATTGGTTCCTTAGTCCAAACACAAGATCCTCTTAGTAAAATTCAACAAGCTATAAGATTTTTAGAACAACAACAAAGGGCAGTATCTAACCAGTTGTCAAATAGAGGGGCATCCCGTAGCGGAAAAAGTATATCAATTTCAGATTCAACTAACCCAGACTTAGCTCCGTATCTTAATTTCGGTCAACCACAACTTAAGAAAAGTGCAGAGCAATTAAGGTCAGATCAAATTGAAATACCCCAGTTATTTAAACAGTATGACGACATAGGTATTCAACTTAGCACGTTAAGAAAAGCCATAGAAGGACAGGCTGGACAAAAGCTCCCATTAGGGGCAGGTGCGAAACAATAAAGTGACACTAAATTTAGTAATACCATGCCTAATCAGATAGTAGACCATTATCGTAATGAAAATCCTGGCTCACAACTTACTGATGAAGAGATAACGCTACACTATGCGGAGCAGTATTCAGATGAACTGCCTAATCTTCTTCAGACGTATCCTGATTTTGCCGCAGATTATAGTGCCATCTACGATCGTGCATTCCCTTTAACAGCAGGAGACAAGGCAGCACAAGCTGGTAAGTCTTTGATTGGCGGGATTGCTGGTACGATAGGATCAATACCTGAGTCTCTAGGCATACTTCAATCTGAGACTCTGGGTAGACTTGGTATAGGAGAGAGAGACTTTAGAGAAACCTACATGGGCCAGATCGCTGGTGGCATCAGGGGTGCAGGGGATTATGTATCTCCAGAAGTTCCAGTGGGTAAGGCTGAAAGAATGGCTGATAGCTTCTGGTTAACCAAGGCTCCCGGTGCATTAGGTTCTGGTGTTGGGTTCATTGGAATGGGTGGACCGACAGGTAAATTAGTCCAATCATTTTTAAGGGGTGGTGTTGAAAAGAAAGCTAGAGATATTGCTGAATCAACAGCTAAGTCTACTCTAGGAAAGACACCGATTAATCCGTGGACTCAAGCTGGTGTTCAACACATGGCTAGGGACAAGGGTGTAGAAGCTGCACAGAAATACGCTAAGGAAGCTGCACAGAGAGCTAACACTGGAACTATTGCAGGGCTAGGTGCTGCCGCGAATGCTGCGGGTGGGTACAGAGATGCTTTGGCTAATGGCGCAACACCAGATCAAGCAGTAGCATCATACATTCTTAACGGCATTGTTGGTACGTCTGAAGCTATACCTTTAGCTAGGATGCTGAATAGGTTAGACACTGCTAGTGGAGGTACGCTCATGTATTTCCTTAGCAACGCCGCTGTTGAAACATTTGAAGAGGCAGTGCAGGAAGCAGCTCAAGGTGCAGCAGGAGATATAATTGCAGCTAACATTGTCCAGTACGATCCAGACAGGGAACTGTTTAAAGACCTAGCTGAAGATGCAGCAGCAGGTGGTGTATCAGGTGCAATCCTTTCTTTATTCGCATCTGCCATAAACCGAAAGGTATCTAGATTAGACTCATCTGAAAAACCAATGGGTACTACTGGTGCTGACGTTGATGATGAAGGAAACATAGATCCTAGAGTTGAAGAACTTTTTACAACTACAGCCGATGTAGCCAGAGAAGCATATAAGGATGATCCAAAAACTCTTGAGGCTATAGAGAACCTAGTTAGAAAGACTGTTGATAATCTCTCGTCTACACCTAGGAATGCTGATGAGCTTTCATTAAGAGCTAAAGAAGGTGACGAGATAAGAAGTGAGTACGATAAACTTGTAGCAGGAAATCCTAATGCTGATGTGGTTTACAGGGTTGCATTGTTTAAAGCTATGCATCGTCAGTCAGCAGAGAAGGGTAGTGTCACACTAAAAGCGAATTTAGCTGACCCATTTGCTCCTGTTGCAATCGAAGAGAAAACAATAGATCAAACAGTTCCAGGTCTTGCTGTTGAAAAACCAGAAAAGATTGTAGGTCGTGAAGGTGGTGGGGCGGCACTATCTCAATTAGCTAAAACACTAGGAGTTCCATTTATGGAGGGTGAAGAAACAGAAGCACCCACCGCAGAGGAAGTAGTAGAGGAAGTACCCCAAGAGATAGAACAAACACCTGACCCTTCATTAGACTTTAGAGCTAGAGCAAGAAAAACTGCCGTTGGAAAAAATGTCTCTCCCATTGGGTTAAGATATGCAGCCTTACAGCAACGAGAAGCGGAGGAGCAACCTACTAAGGAAAGGGAACGACCAAGTGCAATACTCCCTACGGCTGGGGGTCTTAAACAGGTAAGGCAAGGTAAAGAGGTAGCTCTTTCTAATTTAACTAAGAAAGCTGTAGCTGCTGAAGAAAAGGGAGAACCTACTGGTGAGATGCTTGGTAAGATGTTGTCCCTTGAGAATGATATTGCAGTTCTAAATAAAAAAATAAATGAAATTGAAGAGTCTAAAAAATCTACTCTTAGCTCTGCGGAGAACAATGATGCTAACGCTAGAAATTCCATCCTCTTAGGAGGTCAGCAAGTAATTGAAAAAGCTAATAAAAGTATAGAGACAAATGAAAAGAAGATTGGTGTTATCGAGAAGCAAGTTGAGCAGTCACCTGAAGATTCAAACAAGTTACTTAATGTTAAGTCTAATTTAGGTGAAGTTCGTAGGCTTCAAACACAAAAGGAAACTCTTAGGACTAAAAGAATAGAACGAAAAGAAAAACTTGTTGATGAAGAGAATCAAGAAAAACCAAAACAGAAATTTATAGATGGCCATAAAAAAGCATTAGCTGAGATTGATGCTAAGATTAAAAAAATTGATGACACGATACTTCAAATTGAAACAAAGGTAAAAGGGTTTACAGCAGAGGAAGTAGAGTCAGGTGAAGCGACACTTAGCACACCTCAAGGAGCAGCAACAAAAAAAGTTTTAGATGATTATACAGCAGCAGCAAGTAGGAAGGCTGAAGCTGAACTTGCATCAAGAGATGCGGATGAAAACAATCCTTTAAGCATTGCGAATATAGATGTTGATGTTAGCAATAAAGACAACGTAGTTAAAGCTGGCCCTGCTTATTATGAGTTTGGTGAACTTGGTCAAGGAGAAACCACCACAACTGAATTTTCTAATCAAGCAACATTTATTCTAGAAAAATATAGCGAAGCAGGATCAGAAGCCGAACAAGATAAGATTGCAAATAGACTTGCTACCGTTTTGGCCAGAGGTTCTTTTGATAAACTTACATCCTCTGGAACAAGAAGACAGATAGTATTCAAAGCACCAGATGGAAAAGTTTGGGTATTAGGATTACATAGAGGAGGTAAGGGCAATTCAAAATGGATGGTTACTCCACCTTTAACTGATTCAAATGATCCATCTTATCAAGGATTAGAATTTTCAGAGATATTAAAGTCAGGCTTTGTTCCGTTTGCAGCAATCAGATTCAAGTTAGCTGCACAAAAATTTAATTACCAAGTAGGCAGTGTCTCGGAATTTAAAGATCTTGTTAATGAAACAAAACTACAAGTTGTCAATACACCTGCATACCTGAAACAAGCTGGGTCACTTAAGGCTGCAAGTAAGATCAGTATAGAAAACCTAATTGACACACTAGAAGTAACAAGAGGAGCAGGTGGTGATGTTGTTGATTCAGCAGAAGATCCAGAGCAATTTTCTAAGACTATATCACAAGAGCTTATTGAAAATGCACCAGCTAAAGAGGTTACAGATCTAAGTGATGCAGCGTATTTCACAGAGGAATCAGCAGGATTTATCTATGACCTTATAGACGCAGGAATGCAGGAGGATTCTGAGTTAACTGCTGAAGTGGCTATTGCAGAGGCTATTGATAACATACAAGAAGCTAATGAGGCTTTATGGAATCAACTTAAAGGACTTGGTGTTACCAGCGAAGAGTTAATTAAATTTTCAGAAAAAATAGAAAAAAGAATAAAAAATGGATTTAAAGAATATGGACAAACAAGAGAAACCTTTATCGAGGGAGTTATTAACGACGATGCTATTCAAGAAATTGCGACAAGCCTACAAAAACAAACAATCAAAAACTCTCGGCAAGAACAGCGAGAAACAGACGAATTAGTTGAGGGAGATCAGCAGTCTACAAATAAGAATGCACCTGATCGTCCAGCTAATGCATACCCTAGAGTTCCGCAAGCCAAGTTAAATAGGATATTCACGTTCCTTATAGAGAGGATGAAGTCCCTTGGTGTGCAGGTAGAGATTACCGAGAAGGAATTTGCCAACGCTGAGAGTAAATCAAGGGCGATGTTCGGTGTTGCTAATGGTAAACCTTTCATAGTGCTGGCAATGAACGCTATGGAAAGCCCTACAGTAGAGAACCTGTATGATCTTCTACATGAGATAGGACACGCAGCAACAAACGATTTACTAGAAGGAGACAGAGCAAGAGTACTTAAGGCGATCTCTCAATTAAAAGATGTCACACTAAGGATTCCAGGTCGTAAGTATAAGTACGAAACTGACGCTGAAGTTGCAGAAGAAACAGTACAGGAAGAAAGACTTGTTGAAGCATTAGCAGAAGCATTAATTAATAATGAGTTCGATCCTACCACTGCCAATAATATTGCAACTAAGATTGTAAAGTTCTTCAAGGATTTATTCTTAGCAGTCAAGCAAGCCTACCACCGCATGATCGGGAATGAAGGTCAGGTTGCAATGGACTATTTTAGAATCCAAGTGGAGGCAATGCTAACGGGTAATCATGCACCTAAATACATAAGCTGGATTTCAGGATACAAGTACAGTGTCAGTGAGAGGATGAGTTCAATGGAGATGGTTGACTCTGATTCCTTAATTGATTCTGTTCATAGCTTAAACAATAAGACTGTCCAGTATAAGGAAGTTGTCGGTGATTCACCTGAAGCAGTAGAGCATAATCTTCTTTTCACTAAAGTAATGTTCGCTCCTGATCGTGATATGTATGACCAAGTTGATCTTGCCGTTGTACGAATGGAAGCACAAAGGATCATAGCAACTAACAATGCTTTAAAAGAGATACTATCAGACCTACACGATTCATTCAGAAGAACGAGTGGCGTTTATGGGAAGATGAGTAAAGAGAACTTCATTAAGGAAATTACTAATAATAAACTACCTGATGAGAGGATTAAAAAAGCCTTGGAAATATCCGGCGACCCGTCACTCGCTGACACACAACTGCAAGATCTCGAAGTCGAAGAGGCCAGACCCCGTGCTGCTGAAGCTCTTGATAAACTACTACGCCAGGTCGAGACTAACATAAGTTCACTACGCATCGAGGCTGACACTCAGTTATCTTTTGATGTTAAGGCATCAGCGGTTAGTAGGCATAAGGAACTCCAAATAAAACTAAACCTTCTTGCTTCAAACTATGAAAGTTTACGGGAGGTTCAGAACAGAATTGTTGAAACAGTTGATGAAGTAGTAAAAGGCAAAGCAGAGAAGACGGACAACATGATTAGCAAAGCCCTAAGCGAAATGGGTGAGACTGCTACTGATGAAGAGATTCAAAAAGCAAGAGACGCAATTGTAGGTAGAGGCAAAGCAACTGACCGAGCATTAAACATAGCTAGGGCAGAGCGAATTACTGATGCATTTGAAAGGTTAGCCACGTTAGTTAGCAATGAAGCATCACTTGGTGCTATCCCTTGGAGAAATGCTAAGAAGATAAAAGAGTTTATTGAATCATTGGGTGATCCGTTACTAGAAGTATTTAATGATCCAGCGATGCTCGCGTTAGCAATAGCTGTGGCTCGTAGGCAAAAAGCATTAATGAGTCTTGTTTCATTGAGGAGAGAATCTGATGTGGATGGCTGGAAGGTGGCATTTAAAACAGCAATAAAAACTGCAATAGATGGAAACATCGAAAACGCCTTAAAGGGTTGGCGTACATATGTGGATGGAGACAGGACTAAAAGCGGTGCGTTTACTCGTATTACAAGGAAGGCAGAGATAGCTCTGTTTGAGTTTACTGAAGCGTTAGAAAAATCTCGTAATGTATTTCAAGAAAGGATTACCGCTGAAAGAGACTTAAAAATCTATGACGCAGTAATGCCAAGGCTAGGAGAAAAACTTGAGAGAATTGGTTCTTTATTCAGAAGAGAGAGTATCTTTCCTGATTGGTTCAGAGGGGCAGCTAGTTCCGGTAAAGAATGGGCAGCAGTTGATGGGGCTTTATATGTAGTTCCTCCATCTCCTGATTCCACAATAAATGAACTTAAGAACGAAGATAATCAAAAGACACTTAACCTCAGAGATATAAAAGAAATCGGAGGTATCGTACAAGACATCGAGAAGATGAACAGTTGGTTGCAGAAGCAGCCTGAAAGTCGTCGTGGTGGAGAGTACTACATGATTAAAAGGATGGTAGACAGGATGACTGAAATCCAAGCCGTCCAATATCATAGAGAATTATCAAACAGTTTTGTGGTTAGAATGATGGGCAGCTTGACTGATATGCTTGAGATGTCTGGATCACCTGCGGCTAATAAGATAGCGGCACAGCTTAAGAAGTTCGCAACATACATAGCTTCCTTTGCAGGTAGTGGTGCTAAGTCTGCTGTCAGGAACGGTAAAGTTTGGAGTAGGAAATTAACTGAAGCAAAGAACGCTGTCGCTAGAGCTGGCGTGATTAGGGATATGAATGGTTTTAAAAAGCAGTTCTATCACCAAGCTATGCAGTTCTTCCATCACAGAAGAGATATTCTAAATGATGCACCGAATAGGGATATAGGAGAAGATAGGTTAATTGACACTTGGTTAAATGAATTAAGAAAAATTAGAGAATTAAAACCTGTTATTGATAAATCAGAAGCAGAGCTTAGAGCTTTCTATAAACAGACTGCAATTAATTCTAGGCAGATCGCTGGGATCTCTGATGACATGGGGGTAATGGTATATGAAAGTGAAGGTAATTATTTCCGTGGAAGAATTGGATCAAGCCTAACTACCACAATGAGGCAGACGAACTCTGTAGCCAAAAATGTTTACAATAGACTTAAAGGTGTATGGGGTAGAAAAGAATTTCAAAAAAGCGTTTCCCAAATAAAGGAAATGTCTGAGGAAGAATTTAACAATTACATACTACAAATGTATGAGGGGGGTATAGGCACTATGGATAACTTCGTGTCAAAAATTGTTAAACGACCTGGAAAAAGTGTATTCAAAGATGAGGACGGAAACCCACTGCCTCAAGGTTTAGTGAAAGAAGCTTTTGATTTTAGGAATAATTCTAATAACATGAAAGGTTTCCTTGATACTCTTACTATAGGTGCAAAGGTAAGTGCTGAAGATTCCAGAGAGTTCCAAGCTAATATCTTACACACACTACAAGGATTCTACGGTAAACTTAATAGTGTTATCTCTCAATCAGATGAAGCAAACGGTTTCCTAGGAGACAAGAGGGCTATTCCTATTCATGTGATGATGGATGCTCGTAAGTTCAATGACTTCCCTCTTGAGTGGGTTGATTATGCAGAGTTTACAGAAAGAAAGATGTATCAATACGTCAAGAACCTTGCTGCTGAATCCGCATTTGGTCGGGATATGGTTCAAGTTAATAACGATTTCGCACTTGCTAATAGCGAGATGGATGATGCTGCTAGTTTCCACGACCAAATAGAGGAAAAGATTGGGGAGATGGGGCTTGTTTCTAGGATTACTGGATGGGGTCGCAAGCAGTACATTAAGAGGTATGATGAACTTGCTAAGGAACTTCAGGGTAAAGGTGCAAAATACACAGGTAAGTACTTAAGGAACGCAATCAATAATCAAAGGCAAATGAAGAAGATCGAAAGTTTCTTTAAAGCCTACATATCTAAAGAGCGTGATTCTGCAATGGAGTTCTCCGTGTTCAATGATTTGATTAGATCTATGACAGGTTTAATCGTGCAGTCACCTGGAACAGCTTTGATTGATACCATTTCAATTGTAGAACAACCTTGGAAAAGAATGGGGCTAAATAGATTTGGGTTCCAGATGATGAAGAATAATATAACTAATTCCCTAGGCTTAGGGTTTGGTAGTTTCTTCCAGATGTTTAATAGAAGTATCAAGTTTGCCCATGATGACATGGCTAAGATGATGGACATTGGACTTGATGATGCAACAGCTTCCCTAGAGGGAGGTTTCTTTAGAAGATTACGCACTGAGTTCCAATCCAATATGGCTGATGATATGGTTAGTAAGGGTCTAATAGGTAAGGCTTTTGAAACTACATCCAGAGGTATTAGAGCTTTCTTGGAAACAGGAATAGGATCTGCCGAGGAAGGGAGAGGAGCATTCCCAGTATTCAGGCCACAAGCTATCTTCTCACAGATTGCCAAGCAGTCATCAATGGCTAACACAATCTCTACTTGGAAGATGTTCAGGAATTTTATCGTAAATGCCGCTGAGTACATCGAGAACAATCCTGAAGCTATGGAAGTCTACAAGAAACACGGGATGATCTTTAACGAGAAAGCCCTTGGGCAAGCTGGGCTTAATAAGGCATTAGATGAAATGGGTTATGGTAAGTCGTTCTTGTTCTTTAATAACAGTAAGGCTTATCACCATATGTATAACACTTTGCTTGAGGCTGGATTCAATGTTGAGCAAGTAGCACTCGACTACATCAATAGAAAGAAAACAGACATGAAGGCAGATCCACTAGCAGCCAGCTATTTGCCTACTGAGAATGCACTGTATATGGCGTTAGCACACACAACTGTATCTCAGGTAATGATGGAAACAGATGTAACGACTAGATCTCCTGTATTCCTGACTAACGGATTTGCTTACGCTTCCATGCCTTTACTTGGATGGAGTGTTCAGAAGTTCGTTGATGTCAATAAGACAGTCGCAACTGACAGGAACTCGTACGGCTACCTACTAGGCAACGTAGAGGCACTTAAAGCTTACTTGGCTGTCTTCCCTATAGGATTGATCTACGCTTACTTGAGGGACGAATATGACGAAGAGATCCTAGGTAAGAAGAGTAGCTTGCAAGCTGGTAAGGGATTAATCTTCAAAGGTGACGGAATGCCTAGCCTAGAGGAGATCCAGACTGACCCTTACAATGCCCTCCAGATAGCAATAGAAAGATTTGATAGGGTAGGAACATTCGGATTTGGTGGTGAGATAATGAATACTACCTTGAATAATGAGTCTGGAAGAGAGCTAAGTATTGATAGCCGAGTGTATGCTTTGAATACGTTAGGCACTATTAAGAAGGTCATAACTAATATGGCGGCACAAAGGAGTGCAAACTACGCCACGGTTTACAGACCATTAGCCACATCTTTAGGTGGTGCAGGGTTCCTTCAGTACGCTCAGATCTTAAACAATGGGTTAGCTAAGGCAGGATCAGAGCCAATGTTTGAGCAGGAATACGCAATGGCTAGTCGAATATCTACAAACAATTATCTCAGGGCAGCAGGTAGATATATGGATCTCGATGTTCGCACATTCTCTGGAGCTAAAGGGATTACATCAACTAGGATGCGACCTTGGGTATCTGAAATGCTCATGGCAGCAGTCGTGGATGACGAAATGTGGTTTGATAAAGCATGGCAAAGAGCAGTTTCGGAAGCTGAAGCAATGGGCAAAGAAGACCCAATAGACAGTGTGAAGCGTAGTTTCCAAGCATACCACCCATTAAGGTATGTATTCCAAACCATGCCTACAGCCGCAGAATACTACGAATTACTGGATACAATGAATGCAGATGGCCAAGCGGCAGTCCAGCAGACGATCAGGAATATAAACGAATATGGAACGATTTTAGGGATTACCCCAAGTGAAGGAAAACTAGATAAACCTAAAACTGCGACTTCATTTAGAAGCCAGATAACAAGAGACTTGGACCTTCCTTCATCAGAAGCAATTAAGCGTCAGGCTTTTAGCACCGCAATCGGCTTCTAACTTGAATTGTCACACTAAAAATAGTAATAACAATAACAGATATGATACTAAGTAACAGCACATCATTACCAAGAACGGTCAACGTAGCTTCCACCACATCGGCAGGGGCAACATTGGCAGCGGCACCTGGGGCAGGGAGAAGTATAATCCTTGTCGACTTAATAAATGGCGATGGATCTAACATGGCAACACTGAAAGAAACTGACGCAAGTGGAGATTTGATAGCTCAAGTTCCTGCTGGTGGTTCTATCAGCCTTAATGCACCTATAAAAGTCACTGCTAATAAAGCTATCCATGTGGCTACATCTACCAAATTTACAGCAACTTACTTGATAGAGTCTTAATGGCTTTCACTCAAAAGTCTGCCACCCTAGTCCAAAGAGATGAAGGTGAGCTGCCTGACATTCCATCAGAAGATTTAAAGGATTGGTGGGATGATACTAAAGCTGTCATTGATAGGGTAAGGGACAAGGTGGAAGACGTTAGTGCGTCAACAACCACCACCTCTACATCTACATCCACGTTAACAGCAAGTGAGATTAAAACTCTCTATGAATCAAATTCTAATACCAATGTGTTTAGCGACTCTGAGAGAATTAAACTTAGCAGTCTGGAGAGTAGTATTTCATCTGGCAAAATGACTAAGGAAGAAATTGAAGAGGCTTTGGGGATTTTAGGTGAAGCAGTTGGAACATTAAACGAGCAACAAATTGAAAGTAAAATAATAGGTGGAGGATCATTTTAAATGAGTAATGTATTAAAAATTAAATCAAGGCAGACAGGAGCCGCTGGCACTCCCGCTAGTTTAGCCAGAGCAGAGCTTGCGTACAACGAACAAGATAACACCCTTTATATAGGTCACGGCTCTGGAACAGATACATCTAGAGCAAAGAACGCTATTGGTGGGGTGGGTGCATTTACTGATCTTGCTTCTACTCAGACGTTAACTAATAAAAACCTGACCGCTTCTTCTAATACCTTCCCAAATCTTGAAGCCTTTACGGTTGGAGGTAACTTGAACATGGGTAGCAATAGAATAGCTAATCTCTCTGCCCCTACTCAGCCAAATGATGCCGCTCGAAAAGCTGATGTAGACGCTGCTGTTCAAGGATTAGATGTTAGAGAATCAGTGCGACTTGCTTCTACCTCTAACCATCCAAATGTTGGAAGCACCCAAAGTTCTGCCCCAAGTTTCGACGGAGTAACAGCGGCAGCGGGGAATCGAATTCTTCTTAAGAACCAAACTAATGGATCAGAGAATGGAATTTATGTAGTTACTTACTCAAACCCTAATTGGGTTATGGGTCGTGCAACAGACCTTAATTCTGATTCTGATTGCTCTGCGAATATGTTTGTCTTCGTGGAGGAGGGAAGCTCGTTATCAGATACTGGGTGGGTATGCATAACAAACGAAAATGTTACGCTTTCTAATCTTGCATTCGCTCAATTTAGTGGCACTGGATCATTTACTGCGGGTGATGGCCTTGACTTAACTGGTACTTCTTTCTCTGTAGACCTTAAAGCTAATAGTGGTTTAGTAATAGATTCCGGTGAAATTAAAGTAGATCTAAGTGCATCTTCTATTTCTGGAACCCTGGATATTCCAGACGGGGGAACAGGTCATACAGATTTTACTGCTGGCGATCTGTTATACGGAAAAGGCACAGGAGAAAATAACTTCAGTACTCTAGCAGCAGGAACAGGTATACTTAAAATGTCTAGCAGTACACCGTCTTGGACAACAGCCCCAACAGGATTAACAATAGATTGTGGAAACTTTTAGTAAATGGCTAACACAATTCAGATTAAGCGTAACACCAGCGGTGCCCCTAGTAGCTTAGACGCTGGCGAGTTAGCAGTTAATCTCACAGATAAAAAGCTATGGGTCGGCAATGCTGCTGGCAATGGTGTCCTACATTTAAACAATCATCTCCCCCTAGCTGGCGGCACACTTAGTGATGACCTAACCATACAACGTAGTTCAGGGAACTATATGCAAATCGGACATGACTCAGATACACATTATATTAGTACAGTCGGTTCAAATAGGGATTTACATATTAGTGCGTCTGGAACAGTTGATGCAGCGGATTTAAAAATAAGTTCGGATGGTGATGTAACGCTTAGTGGTGACCTACAAGTTGGCAACTCTGTTAGTGGTCAAACCAAATTAGTAACATTCAATTCTGAAGGTGGGGCTGAAGTTGGTCTTCTAGTAAAGTCCAGAACTAACAGGGCTAAAATCAGAGTAGCAGACAACGACACAAGTACATACATAGTAGCTGAGAATTTAGTCAGAAGTTTTGGAGCATTCTCTACCGCTGCGTCAAACAACTTCAATATTTTAGCAAGTGGTTTTGCAGGGCTAGGTTTAACGACCCCATCATACCGTCTTCATTTAAAGGATTCAGTTGATAACACCTTTGAATCTGGGCTTTGTATTGAACGATCTGCTGATACCGCAAAGACATGGATCAACACTAAAGGTGGAGCTACCAATTTTAACAACCAG